AGATATAGGTAGAAAAAATACTAAAGGAAGCGTAAAAAGTAAAAGTAAAAAAGGAACTCGTACAGGCAGAGCAGGAAGAGGAGTAAAAAGAGCAAAAGGCAAGGCTGGAACTAGAGTATCTAGTAAAGCAGGAACAAGCCCTCTAGCATTAAGAAATATGCTTAATGAACTTTTACCAGTAGCAATTGCAAAAAATATGACAAGTCCTGCACTAAACTATAGAACAGGTAGATTTGCAAATTCAGTAAGAGTAGACAATGTAACACAGGGACCAAGGGGAGGAAATACAATGATTCAAGCAAGTTATATGAATAACCCATATGAAACATTTGCTCCAGGAGGAGATAAATATACTCCTCAAAGAAATCCTGAAAAATTAATTAAAGGAACATTAAGACAAGTCGCACAAGGAATAGTAGGTACTAAATTTGGAGTTAACGTAAGATAATGGAAACAGCACTAGCAAGGAAACATACCACGCGTAGGCGAGCCATTGTAGAAGCATTAGCCCTTGAGTTAGAACAGATAAATGGGGGAGCTCCCTTTAGAACAGCAGTCTCAAAGGTAGAAAGAAGACTAAAGTTTTGGGATGAAGTAACAGAATTTCCTACCATACATATAGGAGCAGGAGCAGAGACTCGCGAATACGATGGTGGTGGGTTTAGATTTAGATTTTTATCAGTAACAGTTCGATGTTATGTTTCAGATGACAATGATGTCATCGAAGCACTCGAAGAGTTACTAGAAGATGTTGAAACAGTACTAGAGGATAAAGATCCCTTGACGTACTATGATTCGACAGGAACATCTCAGTCTACAGTACAAACAACAATTGTTACTGTAGATACAGATGAAGGAGTACTCGAACCTCTTGGTGTAGGAGAAATCACCATAGAGATTCGATATTAAATAGGAGAAAAGAATGGCATTTTTCTTTAGTAGAGATACCAAAGTATTTATGAACTTTAGTTTGGATGGAACAACAGCCAATACAGCTCTTTATGAGATACCTGTATTAGATGGTTTTTCTTTCAATCAAGGAACAAATACTTCGGAAATCACATTAAGTGAAGCCGCAAACTCAACAGGCTATAGTAAGAGAGGTAGAACAATGTTTACCGATTCTTTTGCACCAGCTGAATGGAGTTTTTCTACTTACATGAGACCTACCGTGTCTGGTTCTGCAGATGCAGGCGCCAGTAAACAACATGGTGGAAACGCAGACGTATTTGCAGTAGAGGGCCCTTTATGGGCAGCTATGTCAGCAAATACTTATGATAGAGCGATTGGTAGTAGTGGAACAGGAGATTTTGCAAATAATGCAGCGACTTACGAGCCGAAGCATTTTAACTTTGCAAATTCAAACCAAGTGACACTTGGAACATTTGACTTATTCTTTGTTTTAGGAGCATCACAAGATACAGACACAAGTTCGTATGCAACAGGTACGGATGGTGTAACAGTATATAGAGTAGCTGATTGTTCAGTTGGTTCTGCTTCAATTGATTTTGATATTGAAGGTATAGCACAAATTGCATGGTCAGGTCAAGGTAAGCAAGTTAATGAAGTAGTATCATTAAGCACTGCAACTTCAGGCGCAGTAGATAATTCAGCAGAAACTTATGGTTACAATCTCGGACTAATTGATGAGGGAGTAAGTTCTACTTCTAACTTTATTAGACAAAAGTTAACCGACTTAGCTATGAGCTTTGATATTTCAACTGCTACAGGTAGTGTAACCGGAAGCGCATTAGACGCTGCTGGAGATGGAAGCACTGATACAACATATGGTGTAACTTTAACAGGTGGTAATATTACGATTGAAAACAATCTAAGTTACTTAACACCAGAAACATTAGGTACAGTGAATCTACCATTAGGACATGTAATGGGAACAAGGTCAGTATCAGGTAACTTTACCTGTTACTTAAATGACACAGCAAATGGATCATTAGATTTATTTGAAAGACTACAAGAGTCTAGAGGTGTAATAACTAATGCATTTGACTTGAAATTCAGTATTGGGGGCTCAAGCTCTTCAAACCACTGTAATGTTCATATTGCAAAAGCACATCTCGAATTGCCTACTCACAGTTTTGAAGACGTAGTATCAGTAGACGTGGCTTTCCACGGTTTAGCTACTGACTTATCATCAGCAACTGCAGGTAACGCAACGAATGAAATTGACGTATTATACGCAGCTTCATAATAAAAACAAACTCGGAGGGCTTCGGCCCTCCACTTTATAGGAAAAAGAATGACAGAACAAAAACAACCAGTATCACTTAAGAGTTTATTAACTCCAAGTAAGACTGTTTCTATAAACTTTCCAGGATTGGAAGGATTTACAGTTCAATTAACTTATCTTGCAAGAGAAGAGTTACTAAAACTAAGAAACAGAAGTGTAACACAAGTTTTAAATAAGAAAACTAGGGCATACGAAGAACAGCTTGATAATGACAAATTCTTAACAGAATACTGCAAAGCAATTATTAAAGGCTGGAAAGGCTTAAAGTATAAATACTTAGAAGAGCTTCTATTAGTAGATACGAGTGGAGTAGACCCTGAAGACGAACTTGAATGGACAAATGAAAATGCGGAACTTCTTATGAAGAACGCAGCAGATTTTGATAACTGGGTTTCAGAAACAGTAGGAGAACTGGAAAATTTTACCAAAGTCAAGTAGAAAAAATATTCGACCTACTTGATAAACAGTACTCCGACAAATTTCTTGATATAGACAAATATCTAGCAGTGTGTGAACAGTTAGGCGACGAGCCTGACCCTGAAAAGATGCCTCCCGAATATTCCGATTATCCATTGGAAGTTCAGCAGGCATTTTTAGTACATAGCTATTTACATGATACTTGGGACGGAACATCAGGTTATTACATGGGTAAAGACCAGGCCGCTCTAGGTACTGTACTAGATATTTTAGATATCGAAGATAAAAAAACCGTACTTTACTTTTTTAAAGCTATAGAAGATAGATATTCAAATAGATTAAATAAACAGGTGTCCGAGAGACAAAAAGCAGCTGAAAGAAAAGCTAAAAGTAAAGGTTAAATAATGGCAGGAAAGAAAGTAAAAGGAGCAACTATTACATTTGAGATTACTGATAACGGTAGTCTTAAACTGGTTGAAAAAAACTCCAAAAGAGCAGCACAATCTGTTAAAAAAGTTGGGCAATCAGCTCACAGTGCCGACCGTTCATTAAAAGGAGCAGCTAATGCTTCTTCAGGTGCTTCTAAAAACTTTTCCAAATTATCTCAAGGTATTACAGGAGGACTAGTTCCTGCTTACGCAACGTTAGCAGCTAACCTCTTCGCAGTAGACGCATTATTCAGATTCCTGAAAAATTCCGCAGATTATAGAGTATTAACCCAAGGACAGTTGGCATTTGCTGCTGCGACTGGGGTTGCCTATAAATCTTTAGCGCATGACCTACAAAACGCTACTCGTAATATGATTAACTTCAAAGAAGCAGCTCAAGCTGGTGCGATTGGTAGAGCAGCAGGTCTTTCTGCAGGACAACTTACCGAACTATCAGAAGCAGCTTTTACAGTATCTATGGCACTTGGTAGAGATGTTACAGACTCATTCAACAGATTAGTAAGAGGTGTTACAAAAGCGGAACCAGAATTACTAGACGAACTCGGTATTATATTAAGACTAGAAGAAGCAACGACAAAATATGCAGCCTCACTAGGTCTAAATAAAAATCAGTTATCTATTTATCAAAAATCACAAGCAGTAGTAAACGAAGTTCTTGACCAAGCTGAAAGAAAGTTTGGTAAAATCAATGCAATTATGGAACCACAGGCAAATGCTATTGCACAATTAGGTATAGCTTTTGAACACACAGTCGATAGCATAAGACCATTTATATCAGCAATGGTAGAACCAGTAGCTCAATTTTTTGGAAATAATATTACAGCAGCTGCAATTGCAATGGGACTATTCGCCACCACAATTATCAAATCAGTTATTCCTTCTCATGGGGAATTGATGGTAGCACAACAAGCACAAACCACAGCTCATGCAGAGCAACTGGATAGATTACATGCCAAAACAAAAGCATTAGAAGCTGCAAGAAAAAAATTAGCTGGAACTCCTATTGCTCAAGATAAATTTACAAAAAGAATGAGTAAAGACGGATTCGATGTAAGTAAAGTAGGTGGTGCAAGTGGACAAGCATTAAGAAGGGGAGAGGCTCTAACAAACAGACAAATAGGTGCAATTAAAGCACAAGTTACCAAAGCTACAGGTGCATTTTCAGGCATGTCTGAGAAGATGAAAACGAAGTATATAGCAGATCTTAATGCAATGCAAAATGCAGGTACTGTAACAGCACAAAAATTTAAGAACAATATGGCAGCATCAATAAATTTTGTACAAATTAAAACTGTAAGTCTGAGAACAATGTGGACAAACGCAATGGGCGTAATGGCAGGTGCCACGAGAGCTGTAACTTCAGCAATGACAGGTTTAATGAGTCTACTTTCTTATTTTGGTATTGCGATTTTATTATTTCAAGCAGCTAAAGCAGGATATGATAAGTTCTTTGGACCTGACCAAGGCGACATAGACGATTTCAACGAAAGAGTCGATACTGCAACTACTTCATTAGAAACTTTGAATAAAGAATTATTAAAAATGGGAGAAGTAGCGAGAAGAGGATTACTAGAAGACGAAATAGAAGCAATAGCAAGTGCAAATTTAGAAAAAGTTATAGAAAACTTTCAATTATTAGAAGGTAATAAATCATTAAATCCAGAAGCCTTTAACAAACTCTCTAAAGAATTGGTACTTTCTTTGGATAACTTAAGTTATTTAGATGATAGATTTGCTAATTTTGCGGATACATTACAAAAATCAGGAAACTTTTCAGATAAACAAATAGAAAGTTTAAAAGAGTTAACTTTAGAAATAAATAGTCAAGGAGCCGCCGTAAAACAACTACAAGAAATAGAAGGCGAACTAGTAAAAGAACAAAATAGACTAGTACAAAGTTTACCTAAAGTTCCCTACCAAAATTTATTAACTCTTTTACAGCAACAAGCAAAAGCATACAGCGAAATGGGAGAAGCAGGAAAAGAAGGAAATGAGTTAGCAAATGCAAATTTAGAATACTACATAAAAATACAAGAAAGAGCTATTGGACTACAAAAGTTAGAACTGAAATTAAAAAAAGAACTAATAACTCTTAATCTTGGAGGAGCAGGAAGTACTACACAAGAAGTAAAATATGCACAAGAATTATTAAAGTTAAAAACTCAAGAACATACAATAGACGAGTTACAACTAAAAATAAAAGCTTCTAAATTAGATAAAGATAGTGTAGTACTAAAAGGTATGCAGCAGCAACTGGAGTTAGCAAAAGAAACTTTAGATGTACAAAAGATGCAAGTAACTATGGCAGGATTAATGGCAGAAAAA